TTCGATAACTGCACTTGGGGCAAGCTTTAGTAGTTCCTCGTAGACACTGCTAATTGCAGTCCATGTGACGCCACCATCAACAATGGTGCTGCCTACATCTGTTGGCCAACTTGGTTCGGTGCTAGCAGACGTTCCAGCAACCGCACATTGAAAGAATAAGCCGGTTGCTTGATCTGTTGTGGCACGGCGAATATCACCAACAGAAAATGCGGTGGTAGCGGCCCAAGACGATACAGCCATTACGGTTCAAATACTTCGCGGAATGTTGTTTGGATTGTGGCGCGGTTCAGATAAGGAATCGACTTGCTCCACTGCTCACAAACAAATTTTGAGCTGGTGCTTTCCCCAGGCGGCGTAAAATCAAAACTTGCATTGTCATCAGCCCGTGCATCTAGAAACGTTTCGATAGTGTCGGAATCAGTCTCAGACACTTCAAACGTAAGGTTGTATACCTTGGGGTTTTGGTGCAGCCCCAGCGTTAATCTGGCTTCGTAGCCATCACCAAACTGCACTTTCCGCACCACAGGGGCGCTGCTTTTTTGCACGCCATAGGTCGGTGTAATTGAAGGGAATACAGCCATTAGCGGGTCAACAAGCCTCCAGGTCGTTTTTGCTTGATTAGTTCTTGTTGTACTGCAATGCCAATCGCCTTGCCAAGTTGCGCGGCTTGATTGCCATCACCCTCAACAGAAGAGCCAGAAGCATCAACGTTCACAGTCACACTAGCGCCACCGCCCATTGCATTATTTGGAACGATATTACCCTGCGCTCCAGGGACAAACATCTCTGGGCCACGCTCACCAACTAGGTAAGGTTGATTTCTTGAGACTGGTCCGCCAAGCGCTTTAGCCGCCATAAGCGTTGGTGGTGCAAACAGTTTTGGATCGGCAAAACCTGGACCTGAGCCCAATCCAAAATTACCTCCAGGTCCAGCAAGATTGGCTGCTGACCCGTACTTACTAGCTGGCGCACCCCCACCAAAAATAGGCGCACCGAAACTCATAAACAATTTCACCGCTTGCATCCTGATCTGAGCTGCAATCATTTGTGCAGCCATATCCAAGAAGTGATCTGCTGTGCGTTGGAACAGGTTGGCCAACGCTTGCTGAGCAGTCATGCTTCCTGAAACAATGCCTTTAAACGACTCGCTAAACGCACTGCCTAAAGTTCGTGACAGCTCAATAGCTTGCAGCACTGGATCGTTTAATTCATTGATTATTCCCTGAATTGCCTTTATCTCGTCGTTAAATCTTTCAGCAGGGGTTTTTTCTCCTTTTACTTCGCCCTTGGCTGTTTTGCCTTTTTCCCTAATTTCGTTTTCGCGGTCTAAAGCGTCATTTAATGCTTCCTGTGCTGCCGCGTGGCCCTCTGTACCAACAGCTTGGGCGGCTATGACTCGAAGAATACTGATCTGGATTTCATTAGAATGCAATTGTTTTTCAACGAGTTCATCAATCTCTTTGACTTGTTTTTTAGCTTCAATGACCTGTTTTGCAGCGGCAGGAGTAGAGCCGCTCATTATTAACTTTCCGTACTCGCGTTCAAACGCATTGCGGTCTTTTATTGCATCCAACTTCTTTTGAACAGGCTCAAGTGTTTTTTCGCTTGCACGCGCAGAACGCTCCACGGCAACAGCAATCTCTCGTTCAAATTGCAGTTGTGCAAACTTTTCTGATTTTACTTGAATAGTATTGCTTAAAGTAATATCTTCTTCGTCTTTAAGCTTTTTGCGTTCTGCGTTACCGGTTTCAATTATTTGAGCAATACGTTTTTCAAACGCAAGCTTGCGGCGAACGATGCCAACGCCCTCACTACTCAACCCAACGACTTTCTCTTCTGAAGCAATTTGTCTATTAAGAATATTCAAACGCTTTTCAAGATTAATTGTTGGATCGCTTTTTACCCCTGAGCCTCCACTCTTGTTTCTTGAATATTTTTTGTCAAGTTTTTGCATCTCAATCAAATAATCTTCATATTTAGTCAGTGCTCGGTCTAGTATCCCTTGGTCTACAGGCGCAACTTGCTCAGATCTTTCTTGCGCGAACTCCTCCGGCGTTACCGGTCCTTTAAGAACAACATTAGACCTTGCGGCTGCCATCATGCCAATTCCGGCTATCAATGATTGAAAACGATCACCAAACGTAATCGTTTTTTCGCCTTCTACTGTTATGTCTTTACTCGTTTCAAGAATTGCTTCTTGCAAGGCAAGAGACGCCGCTAGAGCACCATTGTTGCGTAATGTTTCTTGCAATTCTTTTGCTTTTTCAAGAGTAATAATTTTTGACACACTGTTAATTGCTTCTAACGCTTCTTTCTCTCCAAGACGCGCCTGAACAATTGATTTGAACGTCTGCTCCCCTCCTACCGGTCCAAAAACACGCGCAAGCTCTTCTCTTATACTTGCATCGCCAAATCCTGAAAAAGAGGAAACAAGCTCTATTACTTCTTCCTTTGTTATATTAAGTTCTTCTGCAAGGGATTTAATACTGTTGGCCGTGGCGACAGAAGAATTGCCGCTTAAATCTAAAGTAGCGTTTAACTGGTTAAGAGAACGATCAAAGTCTTCAGATTCTTGCATGGCTTGGCCGATAGCCGTACCGACGATAGACAGCGCAAACCCAAATCCACCGCCAAGTATTCCACCGGCTAAACCCCCGGCCGCACCACCAATGGCTGATGTGCCACCTTGGCCAAATAACAGCGGGAAACCGCCACCAATTAAGCCGCTGCTTAATGCTCCACCAAGCTTTTGATTACGCTGTTGGCGGCCCATCATTCGGTCTTCTTTAAATGAAGCACGAATTTTGTTTGCGTCTTGAAAAAGCCTGTTTAATTTTCTTTGCGCGTCACTTTTTTTCTCAAGCACGCGGAGTGCAGCTTTTTGCTCTCCTGTGTTTTTTGCAACTATTCGCCCAGACCCAAGAGCAAGTTTTTTAAATTGTTTTTCTCTTTCAAGGTTTTGAGCACGATTTTTTGCAATACGGTCAAAAATTTCTGCACGACGTTGAAGTTTTTTTAAGTCTGGATCAGGGCCGATACCCATCGAGACGCCTGGAGCAAAATTTGGTGAGAATGGAACGTACTGAGTTAGTCCTCGCTGCCTCTGCGCTGCGAGCCTATCCTCTTCTTTTCTTTGCAGAGCTATTAAACGAGCTTGTCGTGCAAGCTCTGCTGTTCGAGCGGACCTTTCCTGTCTTATTGCTTTTTCTACGCTAAGCAAATCTTTTGCAAGCTTAAGCTCTTGTTTTCTTTTAGTAGCTAGCGGAGTTGCGTCTATAGGTTTTTTGAGATCATTAACTGCTTTTTGAAGCGCAGTCAGTTCGCGTTGAAGACCTTTTATCTTGGCCTGGCCTTTTACCGCAACCTCAATGTCTACGTTGTAGTTGGCCACAATCGCTAACGCAGACAGTCCTATCGCAGTTTAACGCCTAGCCATAGTTTGCGCTCCTCTACCCATTTGCACTTGATCAGACGCTTTTTCACGCTCCTCGCTTTGCAGCTCGAAGAATGCTGCCCACCCAACTAGCTCTTCATGAGTAAGTGACTGAGAAAGCTGAACGACAGTCGTGCCCAGCTCTTTTGCTAGGAAAAAAATAAAGTACCAGTCTTTGTTAACTTTTGAGGTCTGCTTTCGCTTCCTCCACCTTGTTATTTGCACCAGACGACAGCATCGCAAGCTGAATTTCCTGCAGAACGGCAGAATCTACAGCATTCTTGAGTTGCGATTTTTCTCCGTCCTGAAAGAGACGTTTGCCGTCAGCATCAAGTGCTTTTTCAATCATCATGCCTAACGCAAAATCATTAGCATCGTCTGAACCAGTCTTCTTCTGGATTGATTCACGCTCGGCAATAGTTATAGGGTGCCAATAAACCTCCAGTACCACTTCGTCTCCGTCTTTTACCTCATGCTTGTAAAGCTGGCTGATGCCAAATTTGTTCCGAAGCAGCTCGGTAGCACGCATAAAATAATCTCGTTTCGATTAATATACTATACGACTGCTGTAAATTGGCAAGAAATGATTCCGAGAAAATGAGGACGATCTTCTAGCTCTAAAGGGTTTGGCCCGGTAACGTCTAGCACTCGTGGCGCAACATTAAAAACGTCCGTATAACCATTAGCATTTACCGATGTCAAGCCATCAATTACTGATTCGCTAACAGCTGCAAGTGCTGCCGTACCAGCAGATTTAGGAACATACACGTTGCACTGAATTATCCCGCGATAGTAATCAGAAGCGGCACCTTGGTTTTGGAGCGTGGATTGATTAAAATTTATTCGCATTGAAACATATTTTTTAGTCTTACCAGGGGTTGTGTATTTGATATTGTCGTAAACCATTTCGACAGTGTTATCTGCCGCTACGACTGCATCAGTAACAGCTTTTTCAAAAGCAGCACGGGCGTTTACAAGAGTCATGGCTAGAAAATACTAATGTTTTGAGCTTGGGTAGACTGACCAGCCGCATTTCTTCGGCCAGCCTTTCCTGCAACCTTGATTTGACCCAACCTCTGGCTTTCTGTAAAGAACTCATTTACTTTTTCTTTTACATCACCAAGAAAAGCAAGCGTCTTACCGTCCTCTAATGCGTAAGGAGCATAATTTACGGTATTTGAAATGTAAACAGTTGGGTACTGCTTAAAATTAAAATCAAACGGCCCAGGGTAACGTCTTTTTATAACTCCCATTTCTTTCTTTACGCCCCAACGGGTACGGCTGTCACCAGTACCTCTTGTTGGCTCATTGTATACAGCTTTCCATGGGGACTTAGTTCGCCTATTTCTGTCACTTTCTTGCCTGCTTTCTCTTTTTATTCTGTAAGAAGTTGCCTTCCAGCTTGAAGCAAAATACCCCGTATAGACCGGACTATTTTGAGGGGTGGAAAGATCTTCCACTAAGCTATTGATTAACCGATTAAAACCTTGATCAAAATAAGCTGCGAAATCGTTCTCAGAGTCAAATAAGTTAGCGCCTGCAGATTTAGCCATGAGGACACTACCTGCAAAATAAATAAATACTCTTTCCCACCCTTATAGGTTTGGATG